TCAGGGAGTAATTCTGGATCTATAATAGCACAATATTCTTTTATTCCAGTTCTAGGATTAAGTGTCATGGATTTAACACTAGTCCAAGGTCCTCCTTCAAGAGAAAATTTAACTTCCTTAATCCCAGTTACATGAAAAGCTATTACTCCTATTTGGAATTTTTTATCTATCATCTGATACGGAACAACATCCCACCTAGCAGTTGGTTTCCCAACAAGATATGGAGACTTGCGAGGATTTTGTATAAATCCATTACCCGGAGCTAATGTTGGTACAACCGCTGCTCCTCCACCAAAAGGTGCTCTAATTTTAATTTGTCCTGTTGCCATATTAACTCCTAATAAAAATACGATGCAAAGTAATATCCATTTCATTTTAACTCCCATGCTCCTTTATCACTAAAATTATTTCTAATAGTATTTTCTACATCAGCTTGAGTAATTTTAGGAACTTTACCATGACAGGGAGAACTTTGTTGTACATGATAATCCGATAGATGGGCACCTGTTGGACTTAAACCTCCTAGATTGGGATTTTTAAATAGAGGATCCCCATTTGTAACATTTGATCCCATTTTCTGAGTATCATCACTTGGGTCTATAAAATGATTATCCTCTATAACCACATTTTTGTTATTAGTAGTAGGTCCAAAAGGATTATATTTATCTAGATGCCCGCCCATACGATAAAAAAGATTACCTATAATTGAAAGATTATTTATTGTAAATGCGGGAGAAGATCCTATAGCCTCAAACGATAAAAGCAATCTATGCCCTGGATGGGTACATTGCCATATAAGTAAGTGATTTGTGTTTCTTTTCCAAGAGAATTGTTTTCCTGTCGAATCGTAATTCGGTTTTAAATAATTCCATTCGTCTTCCTCTGAATACTCTCCTCCTTCTTTGTTGGCTTTATCTTGCGAACAGTGGACATTAACCACAGCAATATTATCAAGAGTTATCCATTCAGGTAATCCTCCACTTTTCTGAAATTCACAAAAGATAGATTGATTCTCCCATCTATATGCTTGCACATTATAAACAATAAAATTTTCTCTATCATTTCTTTTTGGATACCAGTGAACTACATCTCCATGAAAAGGAGTATATCCTTCATTGTTGTACTCATTAGCTATTAGGTTAACGCCGAAAGGTGCGCTTGCTCCCATCATCACTCCTGAAATTTTACCATATTTTATATTACGAAGAAAAAAAGCATCTCTCAAACCATTTCTAGTATTTGTAATAAAGCAATTGGTAGCATATGCAGCATTTGCCGCCCCACACCCCCAAGCGAAATTTGACCAAGTAACTGAAGGAACTGTAAGTCCTGCTCCAAAAAGATCACAAGAATCAAACCAGATAAAACTTCCTTTAAAACGATAGTTATAATCTGTTACTGGGGGTAATTCTTGACAAGTTAAATCTTTATATCTTATAAGATGTACTTCATCAGTGAATGCTCCTGTCTTAACAGTTTCTATAATCCTAACAGAATTTTTATCAACACCTTCTGCTGGTTGTACAGTCGCCCAGATAAGTTCAGTTTTTGGTATATTTCCTGCTATTGCTCCTATCTTGTAATCCCCAGCCTCTAAGTAAACAACTGCATTATTTGCTTGAGTTTGTGAGTGAGTGCTAGTTATTTCTTTAAAAGCACCTTCTATCGTTTTAAAAGGTTTCATTAAATTATCAACTTCTCCTGTATCATCATTACCTGTTGGAGCACACCAAGCTTTAGGTTGAGGATATGTATCCTCTCCATCAGCAAATAGGAACATTGAATGATTACCATTATAAAAAGATAAGTTTTGTGTGTAAGCATCAGCCCCAGGACATTGTTTTAAGTGAACAGGAACTCGTCCCTGCAAAACTCTAGGAATTCCAATCTTAGGAATAACTATAGCTCTTATTTCACATAGTCCTTGAGGAAGAGTTTTAGGATCAATATTTACCCAGTACTCGGTAACTTTGGTACGAGGATTATAAGACATCTCTCTAGTAAGTGACCAATTACCTCCGTTTAAAGAAAATTGAACTTCTTTAATCCCATTCATATGAAAAGCAACAACACCTACAGAAAACAATTCTGTAAATCTTTGATGGGGGATTACATCCCATCTTGCTATTGCTTTTGCATCCCCCCCAGGTAATCGAGAACCTATTGTGGGAGGCTGGGGTGTTGCTTGTGCAAAGCCAGTGCCTGGGGCTAGCGTAGGGTTAGTTTGCGCTTGTGAACCAAAGGGGATCCAGCCGAGGGGTGGATTCGCCTGCCACCACCAAAGGGCTCCACCCTTAAATTGGCCTGATCCTGTTGCTGGGGGAGGAGGATGCCCTCCACCAAGAGGTGGTTGCGGGTTGATTTGTCCGAATGCCATATTAACTCCTAATAAAAATACGATGCAAAGAAAAAGATGTCTCATTTTATATACAAGGGTAAGGTGGTATGATTGATAAAAGCTTCTCGATTTTTATGCCAAGAATCTTTACCAACTATTTCTCCTCTAGAATGATGTACAATATCCATATCTAAGATGGTATTTGTATATCCTTTGAGGTGGGCTTGAGAAGTATAGTGAATATCGTAGAAATCCCAATCTCCTACAAAATAAGAGGGCTTCTCTAGCCCGATTTCAGTCAATAAAGAGGCTTTGGCTGCCAAAAACAGACCATCTAGGACCACTACGTCTTCAGGTGGACCGTAATAGGTTAAATATTCCTCTTGTTGTTGGCTTTCTCCAAATTTAGAGTCAGCTAAATGGGTAACTTTCCCTTTATGAAGTCCTTGTTGCCACCTTCCCTGCTCCCACCATACTGCGTCTTCTCCTAAGTGGGTAGTACCAGCAGGACCAATGAACCCAGCCTTCTCCTTTTGAAGTAAATCCTTCATTTTTTGAACAAAGACTTGAGGATTCTCCCTAATTTCTATGTCATCGTGGCATAAAATGATTATATCTTCGGGGTTAGGATTTACTTTATCAAAAGCTGCTTTATATCCAGTAAAAATTGATTTCTGGTTAGCTAATAAAAATATATTTATAGAACAGCTAGATAAGAAAGATAGAAGTCTATGAGTTGTCATAGAAACTCCTTCTCTTGACCTAGTACAAATAAAAGCGTATATATTCATTTTTACTATTATAACATAGTACAGTATATTTTTTATGGGAAAAGAAGAATTATTAGCTGAATTTAAGAAGTGTAAAGAAGACCCAATTTACTTTATCTGTAATTATATTAAAGTAATTCATCCCGTTCGGGGATTGGTCCCCTTTAAACTTTATCCGTTTCAAGAGAGAATTATTGATTCTTTAGAAGCGAATAGATTTAATATTCTTCGTAAATTTAGACAAGCAGGATGTACTACTATTGCGTCCGCTTATTCCTTGTGGATGGTATTATTTCAAAAACATAAATCGGTTGTAATCTTATCAAAAGGAGATGCAGAATCTACAGAAGTTCTTGATAGAATTAAAATTATGTATGATGAACTTCCTCGTTTCTTAAAACCAGGCATTGTGGAAGATAACAAACATACTTTAAAATTATGTACTCAATCAGTTATCAAATCCAGACCTTCTGGAAAGCAGTCAGGTAGATCCCTAGCGGGGTCCATGCTTATAATTGATGAAGCTGCTTTCATTGATAATATTGATAGTATCTGGGCTGCGGTATATCCTATCATTTCTACAGGGGGTAGAGCCTTTGTTCTTTCTACTGTAAATGGTATAGGTAACTGGTATCACGAAGTATACGAACAAGCTGTTTCTGAAAAAAATGCCTTTAATGCTATTGATATTCATTGGAAAGAGCATCCTGAGTATATGCGCCAAGAAGGATATTCTCAACTATATGAAGAGATGAGCGAAAAGAACCTTGATGTTGATATGTGGGAAAAAACAACCAAGGCAAACCTTCCTTTAAAGCAGTGGATGCAAGAATATGAATGTTCTTTTCTGGGAACAGGAGATACTTATGTTAACGGAGAAGTGCTTCAACAGATAGCTTCTGAGGTAAGCGAAGACTATTATATAAAGTACAACAATAGAATGCGTATTTGGCAAGACCCAAAACCGTTTTATTCTTATATAATTTCATGTGATACCTCTTTAGGGAGGGATCGAGACTATTCAGCTTTTCATGTAATAAATATGTATAATGGGCAGCAGGTTGCAGAGTTCTATTCTAACCGAACTCCAATTAATGATTTTGCTAAAATTATTGCTGCTGAAGGGATGCTATATAATGTAGCGAGTGTTATATGTGAACGAAATACCATAGGAAATAACTTGATAGATTGGCTATATAATATTTATGAGTACGAAAATTTATGGTATGATGATAAAGATGAAATTGGATTTCAAGTCACAGCACAAAATAGAGAAACTATCTTGGCTGATCTAGAAGAAGCATTAAGAACTGATGTGATTAAAATTAATTCTATTAGAACATGTGATGAACTTATGACATTTATCATTGCACAGGGGGGTAAACCTAAAGCAGAAAAAGGGAAACATGATGATTTAATTATGAGTCTTGCTTTGGCTATTCATGGATATAAGAATTTACTTGATACTACTCCTATTGAACACGTTGCAAAAATTCCACATAAAGAAAGCCCTCCTATGCCAAGTAAAATGACTAAAGCAACTCTTAAAACTGCCTATGGTGGAGTGACTAAGGAAGATTTAAAATGGCTGATGAAGTAAACGACGAACAAGAACCTCTAGAAGAGGGGTACACTAATTTTGGTGGGACTGCTAGTAGAGCAGGGGGATTTTTTACTCCTACAGGCCCAGTAGGTAAATTCTTTGCTAAATTCTTTGCCACTAAAACTCAAAAAATTGCTGCTAAATCTATTGATAATGGAGAGATTTCCCACGTTACGGGAGATACTGTTATCAATACAGAAATAATTAAGGATACTTCAGAGGAATCTCCTGCTATAGGAGGGGTATCACGAAATCCTGTTCTTCCCCAATTGGAGATGAATCGGAGGAGACGATATAAAGAATATGAGGAGATGGATGAGTACCCTGAGATTGGAGCAGCTTTTGATATTTATGCTGATGATTCTTCCCAAAGGGGTCCTAGAAATGAAAAGTGGACTGTTGTAACTGAAAATGCTATGGCAATGAAGGAAATAGAAAATTTATTTAATACTGTTAACTTGGATAAATTTTTATGGGATATTATC